AGTGCACTAATGTTCATGCCGGCTCTCCAACTGCTTCTGAAGTCGCTTAGCGGCGTCGACCATGTCTTGCGGCAAAGGCTCTGTCAGGGCCTCCAGGTTCGCCTTCCCCAGCGCCATCGCGGTTTCCCCCACTATGGCCGTGCAGGCCATGTCCAGGCGGTGAGCTGCCATGCGCACCTCCCGTATGTGCTGGATCTCGGGTGACATGACGCTCTGGGGCATGATTACTTGACCCTTTGCTCTAGGTGCTGGATTGTGACCGTCAGCGCGGTGAGTGCTGAGCTCAGAGCCTTGTCGCTCTCCGCTCGCTCACGCTCACTGATCACGCGCTGCTGCTCTGTGTCATCTCGACGTTTCTCGGCAGCATCATCGCGACGGCTGAAGTAGACCAGCACCAGGCCCAGAGGACCGAACTGGCCCAGGATGTTGAGTAGATCGGCACCAGTCACTTGCGCCCCCGGCTTTTGTTATGTGGTGTACACCCTATAGATTATGTGCTGTTGTCGATCAACCTACATTCGGGCAGCCGCATCAAAAATGACGGGTTGCCCGAATGTGGTTTAGTTCGGCATCAGCAGCCGGATGTGCCGGAAACCGTGACCTTGTTCGTGCGATAGATAGAGAGGTTGGCGTTGTACGCGTCCATCGTCTCGGCTCGCATCGCCGCATGGTAGGCCTGCGTCATGGTGACGTAGGATGGAGTACCAAGAACGCCAGCGTAAGCCCCAGCATTGCCCAGGCAGAGGATGAATGTCTTGTTCTCGGCGTTGAGGGCGTCGCGAAGCTCTGTGGATACAGCGTTGGTGGTGGGGGTCGGATGCGGACGAAGGCCGCTGGCCTGCACCGGATTGGTTGCGACCGTGAACATCAGGCCGAAGACAGGGAGTGCCAGCAGGCACAGCGTGAGGAAGAGGATATTGCGGATGGTTTGTTTCATGACGATACTCCTTTTGGGTGGGTACGGGGATTATGGGAACGACGCGCCTCCATAGAAGCCTCCAGCCGGCGCGTAGGTTTGGACACCATCAATGTCGATGGCAGCGGCGGGATAGTGGGGAACCGTCAGCGTCACACTGCTACCAGCAGCGGTTGTGGTGGCCAGCGGAACGCGCCCGGGGGCGCGCAGCGTCACCACCTTGCCAGCGGTCAAGCCTGTGACAGTGACGGTGTCGCTCTCGCGCATGGCGATCTTACGTACCGCAGAGGTGTTGCCGTTGCCATAGTAGGCACTCAGCGCGATGGCCACCCCACTGGTGTAGGTGCTATCGCTAAACGTCAGTTGCGTCTCACCGTCGATCTGCAGGGTGTGTGTGTCCCCGCTCACGGTGACCTTGACGCGCACAACGGTGGCGGTTGCTGACCGCTGGGTGAGCGCATCGGAGGCAGTGGCCAACGGAGCACCCGCCACCCCAGACACAACCTTGGAAACGAAAGAGGCTACGGGGCGATAGCCTATGAGGTCCAGGAAGACACGGTAGCCGTTGTTCGCATTGACCGTGGACTGCAGCAGGTAGGAGAACTCAAAGCCCCCCGCCTTGAGACTGTTCACAGGCACACCAAACTCAACCACGAAGTCGGTGTGGTCCACTGAATAGATCAAGGGTGCTGTGAGCACCGCCCGGGTGTTGGCGTCTGTACTCAAGCCGAAGTTGGTACACAGACGTCCGCCGGCCCCACCCCCGCCATTACGTAGTCCGACCTTTCCACCAGTCTCAACAACCGCTCGCTGTGCCGTAGTTTGGAGTGTGTGACTGATCAGTACGTTTCCGTTCACAGAAGCCGTGAACGTATAGCCCGATAGCGTGGCCACAATTGCGGAATTGGTAGCAGCTACGCCGCCCTGATTCAGCACGTTGTAATTGGTACCATCAAAGTAGTACAGCCACGTGCCCGCTGGGGCGCTGGGGTTGAAGTCTATGAAGAAGTAGGGACTGGTTGCGTTGACGTAGCAGAACAGCACACCAATCGAAGAGTTGCCCCCCAGCTGGAAGTCACAAGCTACGCTGACGTCGCCGTGATAGGTTCCCGGGCGCAACACAACGGAAGGCCCCACTGTGTTCTGCATGTCGAGAACGTGACCGGCTGTGACCTGCGGCTTGGGGTTGGCCCCGCTATCGTCAATCCAGCCATTCTGCCCACCCAGGTCTCCCGGTGTCTCTGTCGAGAAGTTATCAGAGAATACTGACGAGTAGCTGGGCGTGACGGGGGTAGGTGTAAGCGCCCCGGAGCTGGGCTCCAGCGTAGCGTAGAACAACGAGCGACCGATGTGGTAGGGCGGTGTGAGCGGATTGGGGTCGCTGTCATAGAGAATCGGCAGGTTGCCCTGACTGTCTATGACGGAGGCATTGCCCGCGCCAGCATTGCGAAAAGTCTTGGGCAGGCCTATCGCCACGGAGCCGTCATCAGGGGAAGAGCGCTGGAAGTCTATGAAGGTTGCCGCGCTCCAGTTGAAAGGATCGCTTGAGAAGAAGGCCCGATTACGGTTCGTGTACCCCAGGCCCAGATCAACCTGATTGGTGAGCATGACCCACTTGCCCAAAACACTGTGGTAGAATACCTCAGGGTTCTCCGGTTGACCCTTGATTGCTCCGGGCAGCACCGGCGAACCCGTCTTGGTCCACGGCCCCACCTGACTCGGAGCACTGGCCAGACCGACCTGATAGTCGCCCGAGTTGGTGGCCGAGTAGTACATGTAAAAGGTGCCGGAGATCTCTATGACGCAAGATGATAGCGCGTCCGTGGCGTCGAACTGACCCCCCGATCCCAGCGCTAGGTCAGCATTGGAGTAGGTCCAGCCTGTCACGCCTATGACCGTATTGGTCCAGGTGTCAGACTGATACGGCTGAGCCGGCACGTTCCCACCCTTGTTGGGCGTGATCAGGCGATGGACGTAGTAATTGCTGCCCTGCTTCGTCAGGCCCAGGTTGTCGGTGGTTGCCCAGTCGCCTGCGGTGAAGCCCTTTGTCAGGCCCATGTTGAGTGGGCCCAGCTTGGTCCAGTTCAGGCCCTCGTCAACTGAAGTGGCGAGTTGTATGCGCCACGGCCCACCAGCTCCGCCCGAGCCGTCTCCAGCACCGTAGACCTGGTACCAGGTGCCTCCCTCAATAAAGATGTTGCCTTCGCGAATGCCCCCGGCGTCCGCGCTGGCCGGGGTGGGAGCCAACGCAGTTATGGGGGAGCGATGGAACGCCAGCAGCGCCGGATCGGACACTACCGAGAAGGAGCCATCATTCCCAGCCCAACCAGACAGCGAGCCGTCACTCTGCATGATGAGGCCGGCGGGAAGTACCACGGGACCGCTTCCACCCCTGGGCTGCTGGAGAAGCTGAAAGGCGGAACCGTAGCTAGGCATCAGTGAGCGGCCACAATCAGCGTTGCTGTGGTGGCTGCCATGACGTATCCACCCGCGAAGGGTATCCAGCCGCCCACGGGGACCGCCTTGAGCGTGGCTGCTGCGGAGTCGTTCAGCCCCTTGATCACCACGTCACCTGTGCCGCCCACATACAACCATTGCAGGCCGGAGAGCAATGTGGTGTCGCTGGGGGTCACAGCGGTCCAGCTGGTACAGGGGCCGGGAGGCGGGTTCTGATTGTAGCTCATTCATTATGCTCCTGTCAACAACACGGGGGCGTAGGATCCACGGGGAAGTTCATGCACCCCAGCACCCCCGTGCCGCGCTCCCACCCAGGGGGTGCGAAAGAAATGTTATGCGTGGGTCCAGATGATCAACATGACCAGGGGCTGACCCCCGTTACCGCCGGCAGCGGCAGCCCCATAGGCTGTACCACCACCTACGCCTACCGAGGAAGGCGAAGGAGCGCCAGAGAGGCCTGCTCCTGGCCCACCGCCCCAGAAGCTGCCTCCGCCTCCTGCCCAGGGGCTGTCGTTGCTGGCAGCGTGACCGTCCAGTCCGTTGCCTCCGCCCGAGCCGAAGGGAGCGCCTGTGACTGTGGTGCCTCCGGTGCCGCCGGCTGCGCTGGCCACCACCTTGCCACCCTGGCCACCACCGGCAGTCCAGCGTCATGAGGTAATGCAGCAGGGCCTCCCGCCCGCCCTCGTCCATGCGGCGATTGAGGTCGCGGAAGTAGCTAAAGTTCTGCTTCTGCTTCTCGCCCACGTCCAGTACGAAGTAGCGGCGCTCGTCCTCACCCGCCGGCACCACCCAGGTGTCATTGGATGCCATCATGATATGCGTGTAGTTTGGGCCGGGTTCCGCGTCCACCCCCTTCTTCTCAACCACCAGCATATCCTCGGTGACCAGGGCCTTGAGTGTGGACTCGTGGGCCTTGTCGCCCGCGAAGAAGGCCTCGTCCGCGAAGAGCACGATGCAGTCACGCAGGTGCGCGTTGAACTGCCCAACCAGGTGCTTCGCTGACGAGATGTGCAGGAAGTGCCTGCCCCAGAGCGAACCGAAGATCTGCGGCACGGTGCCCTTGCCCGCGCCCTTGCGCCCCCGCAGCACCACGGCCACCTGCCCCGGCTGGGCTGGACACTGCACCGCCCGTGCCATCCACTTCACCAGGTACCAGTAGTAGTCCTCGTTCCCGCGGCAGGTGTTGTTCAGCAGGTGATCCAGGAAGGGCTGATGCTGATCCCCCGGGATGGCTTCACAGGCGAAGCCCTGCCACAGGTTGTAGGCCCCCTCAACCTCCCGCCCTGGCGCGAAGACCATGGAGTCGTACTGCCGCCGCATGGGATGCATCAGCCACCACTTCCCCGCGGCCATGTAGACGGGAACCCCGTCCTTCAGGCCAATCTGCACCTTGATGTGCATGTAGCGGTTGCGGAAGTCATCAAAGCTCTGCATGGATATACGCGTGCGCGGGCGCACCAGCTGAAGGTCCATGACCTCACTGATAATGCGGCACTTGCCGCCCAGGTCCGCGATGACTGCGTGCTGACCGTTCAGCTTGCGCAGCATCGGCTCTATGACCTCCTCCCGCGCCCGCTCGATCTGCCGCGCCACGTACTCGACAGAGCGTTTCTGCCGCAGGGGATGGTCGCTGATGCCGAAGTCTGGGTCCAGCAGCACCGCGGCTATGATGTCGTCTTCGCAGCCGGCGCGGATCAGCTCACACAGTACCGCCCACATGGCCTCTGAGCGGCTGCTATAGCGCGTGGGGTCATCGGGATCGTCACCCTGCACTATGAGCATGCGGGTGCGCTGATTGACCGCCTCCGGCAGCTCGTCCAGGTCCTTCAGGCGGGGAAGGTTGCCGCTGATCTGCACCTTCGCCCCGGTGCCCCCGTTGGACTGTACTTCTGGCGCGGCCACGAAGTCCATCAGCGGGTAGGTCAGCTCGGTCAGCTCGACAGCTTGTGCTAATGCTGTGGATCTTCCCTTCTTGCGCTTTTTCTCATCCGGGTGGTTCACAGAACCACTTATGCGAAGAATACGATCAACATTCCAGGTTGCGTCGCCCTCAAGAACGATACCTAATTGACGATTGTACGCCTCAATGTCGGCAATACGATTAGTGTCCCCGTTCACATAAAAAGGGTCAGTGATTCGCCAAAGAGCCTGGTAACCACCTCCAGAGAAGATTATTGCTGAGGGTGAAGGTGAAAAGTTTTCAAGCTTCTTGAGAATACGGGCTTGTTCCGCATCTACTGGTTGACCTTTGCGAGGGTCCAGGTCGACATGTAAGAAAATAGCTTCTTCGATGTCCTCCTTCTTCGGCTTCTTGTCCATTGGGCTACGAACACGGTTCACCGTCCAATAGACGTTGTGGTCCACGTTGTACTTAGCTATCCAGCCAGAGGCAGCGCTGAGATCGAAGAAGGTTTCAGTGTTGGTTCTTCCTCCCTCGATGGGTATCGCGGTGAGGACCCAAGGGCCTTCAGGATGAGCCCAGGAAAGGAAGTGCTGGCAGGCCTGAAGATCAGGTTCCATTGTTCTTCCTTTGGTGGAACGCTAGGGTGCGCTGGCGCGCTGCTTCTCGTTGCGCAGGATCTGAAAAGCGAAGTAGCTGGGATTCTCTATTACGCTGGCGGGACTCGGCTGAGCGCTTCTTACCCTTGCTGCTCTCTGAACGCTTGCGTTGGGCTTCCGGGTCCTGAATAGCCTTAATGGCAGCTTCACGCTTGACAGGATCGGCCCATCTTCTCTTGGCTGCTTCGCTCATTTGTTGTTTCTGTTCTTCAGAAAACTTGTATCCCTTCATGCCTGAAGGAAGACCTTTATGTGACAAACTGAGCTTTGCTCGATGAGCCTCGCTGAGTTTCTTTCCGGTCAGGCTCTTCACCACCTTAGCAACACGAAGAGCCTCCACTTCGGGAGGAAGCGAGACACAACCCTCTCCCCCTGATGTCATATTGTACCCCTTCGGAAACATGGTTCCTAGGGAAGCGATTAGGCGAATTTCAGCAGCAACTAAGTCAGCCCAATCTTCGTGAACCTCTAGGGTTTCTACAGTGAAGTTATCCGCGCCGTACTTACGAATAGCCGCCTGCAGGGCACAACTCCACTTGGCGTAGCGCGCGTCCGAGACGTGATGCTTCCAGCGTTTGAGCGCTGTGTGCTTAGTCATCCCTACATACTGCTTCCCGCTCGGGGAAGTCAAAAGATATACGCAACCCACCCCTGTCAGTCCTCTACTTTAGTGCGGCATTCCCCCAGCCTTTCGGCCAATTCCCTCTGCGCAGGACTCATTCGGTCCAGATCCCACCGCAACCAATCAGCCAGCTGCCGTGAGTAGCAGCGCGCCCCGTCCTCTTCGGGAAAGCTTCCCCAAGTGCGGCCGGAATGCGTGGAGCCGGGGTAGATCATCGCCGCGGCCTCTTTCCACTGCGCCGGGGTCATTCCCCGGTAGACGCTGTGGGCGGTGTTGCCGTCGAACAAGTACCAGGCTCTCTGCACCCTCACCATCAGCCAGGCGTTGCCTCCGGCGCGCCAGCGCCGCATCAGCCAAGCAGCCTGCTCCCCCGTGAAGCATTCAATCTTCACCTTCGTGGTGGGGCGGGCAGGCCAATCCGTCAGGGCCTTGAGCTCGATGTTGCCGTGCGAGTAATCCACGTCCGGGTGAGCCGGCCCCACCACGTTCTCCACGCGGCGCGCGTCCAGGCCCAGGCCCAGTAGGACCGGCCGCAGGGACTCCCAGGCTAGCTGTTCGGGGGTCATCCCCGCGGCCCCACCGGACCAGCCTGCTGATCCTGGTACTTCCCGTACTCAGGGTACGGCTCCTCGGTGGGCTCGTCCAGTCTCTCAAACACCACCTGCGCGATGCCAGCTCCCCAGTGGAGGTGTATCGAGTTCGGACCATGATTGATCAGCTCCAGCGTCAGGAAGCCCCGCCAGCCTGGCTCTATGACGGTGTTGTAACAACTCAATCCGCGCCGCGCCCAGGTGGACTTGTCGTGCACGCGGGCGATGACGTTTGGTGGCATGATGAACCTCTCCAGCGTGGCCGCCAGCAGGAACTCCCCCGGGGCCAGCCAATGGTCCATTATCGCGGGGTTCCCCAGGTCCAGCCGCAGGTCATAGCCCGCGGGGCTGAGTCCGTAGGAGGTGCACTGATACTGTGTACGCTCTGCAAAGGGGGAGAGCAGCGGCGCTTCACCCTCGCACATGCGGCGAATCGTCTGAGCTGACAGGATCATCGAACCAACTTCCTCATGCTGCGGCGTTCGTCCTGGAGTCTCTCCCAGAAGTCCGCTCGATGTTCCCGCACCACCTCGCCACGCTTGTCCTCGGTGATCAGGCCCAGGGCCTTGGCGCAGCGTCGGCTGATCCGGTGGGCCTCGTAGTCAAAGCCGCCGACGCTGCGGCGCCGCTGGCAAAGGAAGACCAGGCCCTCCGCAGAGGCACGCAAAGCTGCCACCGAGTCCCTCTCTGGCGGCTGCTGGAAGCCGCTGTAGTAGACCCTCACGTCGCCCTGCACGGCCTGAAGGCTCCATTCGTACACGTTCACAGTTGATCTTCCCTCTATTCTGCTGTGGCTACACTAACCTGCGCTGACGCCGCAGTCACGCGCTATCGCTTGACCCTCACTTGATCTCGTTGCTCGCCTTCCGGGCTCTTTCTCGCTCCCACCTTATTTGACTGGCCCGAACCTTCGCGGCCCTTCCCTCGGGCGTTGTGCTAACACGCTTCATTGTTTCGCTAAATTGCGCTTTCTTTGTAGGGTCAGCCAGGCGTTTACGGCTTCCTTCCCGTAAAGCATTATAGTATCGGGGATCTTCCAGACGTGACGAAGAAGCACAACCTATCTTCTTTCGCACCTCATCAGTCATATCCACAGCTGGACCCTCTCGCCTCTTAGCCGTTTCTCGCATCTTGATTATAGTTTCGGGACGATGCGGACCGCGTTTTATGCCTGTGTACAACTCAGACAAGTATTCGCGAGACTTTCTCTTCGCCCAAGCATACTGTTCACGAGATATTTTGCCTTCATATCTCCCACAATCAAGCATCATAATTAGAGCCAGGTACATCTTTCCGCCGTGAAGTTTTGCTAATACGAAGTGAGCAAACACGTGATCTGATAAAGAGAGCCTGATTAGGTTTGACTTCTTATTAGTCCCTCCGAGGCTCCTTGGTAATATGTGGTGTGTTTCATATTCCACAAGAAAAGCTTCTTTTTGCCTACGATCTGAAATGAAGAGCTCATACAGTTTAAGGACATTCATTTAATTTCACCCCAGCTTGGGCCAAATTCTGTATCGACTTTTGAAACCACTCTTAAGGGTAAACATTCTTCCATAATCTTTGCATAGCGGTGACCCTCTTCTCGTGTCTCTACAGAGCAGTCAAACTCGTCATGCACAGCCAACTGCAACGGCGCGCCCTCCCGGTCCAGCTCCACCAAGGCCATCTTCGCCTGATCAGCGGAGGTGCCCTGAATGACGCGGTTGAAGGCCTTGAAGGTCCAGTCCCAGTTCCCGGCCTCGTCCCGTGGGAAGCGGCACTTGCGCCCGGAGGCAGTGCGTACGAAGCCACGCTCCCGCGCCGCGGCCTCCACTGCCTCTGCAGTCTTCTTGACGTAGGGAACGCGCTCGTTCACCCTGTCCAGCAGGGCCTGGCCCTCGTCCCCGGCCACCTCCATGCGGCGCCCGGTCTTCCAGTGCTCGATGATCTTTGTGGGCAGGCCCACCTGCCGGCAGAGCTTAGGCCCACCCATGCCGTAGCAGATGCCCAGGAAGATGTTCTTACACTGACCACGCTTGTGCTTGAAGTCCTTCGCATTAACCACGTCGTCCCCGTAGACCATCTGGGTGAACATGGCGTGGGCGTCCGTACTACGGTCCTTGTACCTCTCCGCTGCCTCCAGCGCTGACTTGTAACCCGCCGGGCCGATGCGCTCCGCCCCAGACAGTACGGCGAAGTGCACCGCCACCCGCGGCTCCTGCTGAGAGTAGTCAAGGGAGCACCACTCCGTGCCCGGCTCGGGAATGTAGATGCCCCGCCACATCGGCCCAATCTCAGGGTCGCGCGCTGGCTGCTGCTGCAGGTTGGGGTCCACGCTGGACAGGCGCCCATACCGGGCGCCCTGCTCGTCCCCCGAATCGTCGTCTGTGGTCTTGCGCAGCTGATTGAAGGTGCAGTGAATGCGCCCGTTCACCGCGTGCTCGCGGATGGAGGACACGAAGGTGGAGCGCAACTGAGACATCTGCCGCCCGCGCCGGATGAGGCCTGCCACGGGCGTGTCCAGCGTGGACAGCCAGTCCC